CCAGGTGCTGAGTTCATTTGAACAGTTGTAGCTGTTGGGAAAGTATATGTGGTTGTAGCTTGAGTTACTCCGTCTAGTTTTACCTTGACGTCAGTAGTCTGTAAATATGGAAATGTAAATGAATAGGTTGTTGCTGACCCATTCCCTGTATATTCATTTTGTGTAACAGCCATTTATTTGTGTTATAAGTTTACTTTGGGATGGATAACATTTGTTCAATTTGTCTATCTAATTCAGTTACGTTTTGAAGTTGACCTTGTTGTCTATAGCGATTCTGTAGTTTACCTAATCTATGTGTTTCTGATAAGCGTTTAGCTTCACCACCTAAGTTAGGATCTTCCAATAACATCTCCCAAGCTCGACGTTTAGCTTCTCTAAATATAGGCATAATGACTCTACCATGTTCGGTATAAGTAGCTTCATAGTCTTTTTCAGGATGGCGTTCTGATTCTATAATAGAAGTTCTCATTAAAGGATCTCTAAGTACCTCAGTTAATTGTTGTTCTATATTTTGTTGACCTAAATAGAAATTAAATTTAGATTTTAAACGAGGTTTACCTTCTAAACTTACACCGCCTGTACCAGTGTTGAATGTTTGTTTTAAATTTAAACCACTTCTCATTAGCCATTCTCGAGTCTCATTTGTAGCACCTATATTTAGATTTAAAGGTAATATAGAATTTACGAGTCTAGTCATTGGATCCCAATCACGTAAAATATTACCATTTAAAATATCATATCTATATGGTAATACAGTACCACCTTCTCCTAAATCAGCCCATAGGTTTCTATTACCTATACTTTGCCAGAATCCAGACTCTAATTCCCTCATACCAGGTGATAGTACTTTACCTATTTCATTCCTTAAACCACCTAATGGGAATTGGTTATTTACAAAGTTAGCTGCCACTCTAGAAGCATCACCACCTTGAGAAGTTAATAAGTCTTGTAGTTGTAATAAACCTGATAAGAAAGATTTGTTTGTAACATTAGCACTCATCATGTAGGCAAGTTTACCAAACTCATTACCAACCCAGTCATTACCCATTACTTTCTGAGCATCTACAATATCAGCTGTAAAACTTAAGAACATATTAAATGGTTCTAATGCTTCATAGCTAACATAGGAATCGCCAATCTTTATTGATCTAGGTTGCCATTTACCTGCTTGCTGCCAAGCATCTCTTAATTGTCTATCAGGAGGTCCATTACCAGTTAAGTTACCATTCAGTGCCATCATAGCAGCTGTAGAGGTTACACCATATCCAATGGCCCATCTACCTCTCATCGTAGCTTTAGCAATTTCTAAATCTTCTGGAGTTTTAATACCATACTTAAGTAAGTCAGGATCATCAAAATTCTTAGTCATAATATCAGAATGTTCTTTTATGACTAAATTTAAACCAGGAGTATATTTAGAAGTCATTTCTAAAGCATTCACACCTGTTCTAGCAAACAAAAAGAATGGTCTAAGGAATGGCATACGTTCAAATGCTGTATCTAAATCTTTAGCAAAACCTGTTAATTCTTTAGTTAACTTAGCTTCATCTGCTGCAAATTTAGCCATTTCATCTGTTACTTGACCATCAGCTGAGAATACTCTACTTTCAAATTCTGTTTCAACAGCTCTTACCATTTCACCTATATTCTCAACAGACTGACCTTCATTACGTCTAAGGTTATAAATATGATCAAAAGCTATTTGACGTTGCCTACCTCTTCCTATCATTTGTGTGAAGAATACGTCCATAGATTTCATAACTCTAGGACCATAGTTTAGGAATGGTAATTTATTCATATACCTTAAACTACTAGCTACTTGGGCCATAGCCCTTTCACCAACAGTACCATACTGATCAAAGTATGACATCATGGAATTGAATTCAGAATCTTTAGCGTTAGCAGTATATCCTCTAAACCCTTCTTCTGATGATAAATAAGAGTTCCAATCAGCCGCTGCTTTTTGCCAAGCTTCTCGTGAAGAATCTATCATACCACTTACGGATGCCATAGCACCTCTAAATGTTTGACCATTTGTATCACCCATAGCCCCTATCATAGTAGCCACAGGACGCATAGTAGTACCTAAACCAGTACCCATCAAAGCTCTTACAGCTGTTTTAGGTCCAGATAATATAGAGTTTATACCCATTGTCATAGCTTCATTGACAATAGCACCTCTTTGGAATTGATCTTTATTCTTATATCCTTTTAATTTACGAGTAAAGAAGGTTTGTAAATCACTCCAAGTTTGTTTATTACCATTACCAGTAGCTGTAAAATGTAAAAAGGTTTCTAACATGTCATTATCTACATCACCTTGAAGTAATTGTTTGAATGTTTGTACTTCATTGGCTGCAGAATCTGAAGCTCTAGCAATAATATCCGCTTTACTTAATGACTCACTTCCAAAACCCTTGAATCTAGTTGAGAATGCTAAACTGGTTTCCTTTCTTAACCTAGCTATATTACTATATCTAGTCATGATACCATCTAAGAATGATCCAGGGCTTGTAGCACTAATCTCTCCAGCTACACTTAATGCAGATTTAGCTAAATCTCTAGCTTCATATAGGAATTGACCTAGCATAAGGTCAATAGTTTGTACTTGACTAGCACTTAATACAGGTAAAACTTCACCTTCAAAGTCTAGTTTCTCTCTGGGATCACCTATTTTTTTCAGTAACTCTTCTTCTGGTATATCACTAAGTAATCTTTTATTACCTGATTCACTTAAAAATTGTTGCAGCTCATTCCATTGTTTAGCAACTTCTTTTTTAACAGCTTTACCACCTTTCATTAATTCAACATAAGATGGTCTAGCAACTAAAGCCTTTTCAACTCTATCTATTTCATTTAAAGTCGTACCAGGATTAGCATAGTTTAAGACACGTTGCTGCGATTCACTGACTTGACCTCGAGGTGCACCGTATTTCTGAGAGAAATTACCTTTAATTTCAATCATATCTCTTACCCCTTCTACAGGATTAGAGTCGATTGATAGTGCTTGGTTATCTGTAAACCCACCAGTTTTATAATATGCAGGATTAGTTCTAGCTTTACCTTGAGTTAGATCTAATTCTAACTGTTCCATAGCTAGATCTAAGTTCGCATTCTTCTGACGTGTATCACGTGCAGTCATATCACGAACATCACCCCAATCAATATTATTCTTCTCTGCATAAATATTCATGAAACCTTTACGTTGGTCATCACTTAAGATTTCCCAGGCTTTATTAGATTTACGCCATTGAGCTATACTGATATTCTCAACTGGTACGTTATTCTTAGCTGCTTCTTTAGTTAATTTAGTCTTATATTTTCTAAAGGCAGATCTTTCATAAGCCTTTTTAGCACCATCTTCAACAAGTTTACCTTTAAGCATGTAGTCAAATTCACTACTATCTTCTAAGGATTTAGTTAATGGATCTGGTTTTATAATCTTTCTTGCTCGTTTCTTAGCTTCTATAGAGTTGGCACGTACACCCCAACCTGCAGCTTCAAAAGTAAGATCTAGGACAGCACCTAAACCTAAACCTTCTACAATGTTATACATTGATCTGGTAGCAGGTGACATAGTTTCATTGGTAGCTAGGAATTCTAGATTACCACTCCATTCAGGTTTAATATCTATAAGACTTCGAACTAAGTTAGACTCTTGAGACTGGTTACTGATTACGTCATAAGTCGCACCTTGTGCTGCACCTAAAGCTACACGGCCTAATTTAGTAGCCCTTGCTGCAGCTGCAAGACCTTTTAACCCTTTTATACCCCATACAACCTTACCTGTACCTACCATACCTCCTGCAAACTCTACACCTCCACGTATAAAGTTACCCCATTTGGTATGTGTTATAGGTTTCTTTTTGATAAGCCAGGGTGCATCATATTTCCAAGGAGTATTTGGATCTGATTTTTGATAGAATCTTTTATCTAATAATTTAGGTAGAGAGGCAACACTGTTATATAAATCAACACCACCTCCAACTACGGCATTACCTAATTCTTTAACGTTATCTCCTAAGTTATATTCACTAGGATCTTTAGGAGCCTCAGCTTTAGCGATTCTATCATCTAGTGTTTTTTGTTCTAATTGTTCACGTTTTTTACGTTCTGTATCTTCATTTCGGAGGAATTCACTTGTATCATCAATAGATTTTAGTGGTATTGGATCCATTTATTTAGCCTCTAATACGTTTACAAAGTTTGTTAAAACCGCTTTATCCAAATAGTTAATATCTATATCATAATTATCTAATTCTTTTCCAAGAGCTTCCATTATTTCTTGTTCAGGTGGTGTTATCACATATTGCCATATTTCTTTAAAAGATTTTTTTAATTGTTCTTTACGTTTTTTAGATATGGCTTTGTTCTTTTTAAGATCTTCATCGAATTGTTTCGATTGCTCTTCTAAACGCTTTTTATAAGCTGTATACACTTTTTGTGCTTTTAACTGTGTTGCTTGGTATGTTTTTTCTTTAAAACCACTGGGATCTGTAACTCTATCATGTTCTTTCTGTAGAAATTTAGTTCCTTTAACAAGCGAATCTAAAGAGTCTTTTACTGTGTTTAAATCTTGTTCCCATTCACGTTGAATATCACCTCGTAAAGAAGGTCTGTAGAATGGAGAGGTTGTATACATTTCTCTTGCAAACCGATCTCCAAGAAAAGGTCTATCACTAAATGAACCTTCTAAATAAAATTTACTATTTTCCTCAGCTTGTTTATCTCTAAATATTTTTTCATGTGTTTCAGCGTCAACAAAATTATCTAAATTAATTGTACCTTCTTTTATTGAATGCATTAAATCATCGTTGGTAATACCTAAACTAGTTTCAAAATTAGGTAACTGCATTACCTCTTTGATAGTTGTTTCATGTAATGGTTTACCCAAAAAGTCAGTTGTTAAAGTCCAACCTTCTCCTACATTTATAGCATCCCATCGTTGTTTAGGATCAAGATATTTAGCACCTACTTCTGGGTTCATTTGTGATTCTGCTATTACTAGTTTCAAATCTTTTTTAGGTACATTATATCGATTAGATAAATTTTTAACTTGTTCTTGATCAGCAAGTCCTCCAGATGGAGTACCATCATTAAATATTCGTTCAGATTCTACAGAAGGCATACCTGCTTGAATAAAACCATGATAACCAGGCATAATCATGTTACCACTATCATCTGTTAACCCTGTCTCACGAGCATGGTGATGTATAATAGTTGCCTGTAATTGAGGCATAGAAAGACGTGGGTATAGACGTTTTAATGTACGTAGTGCTTGTGGTATACGATCACCAAATTTAGCACTTCTAACTACTGCATCCACTAATGCGTCATCTAGACTACCATCTTTAAATAAAAGATTTTTATCAGCTATAAATTTTTCCGCTAATGCATCAAGTTTTTGGTCAACTTTAACTACGTCAGGTGGCCAATTATAACCTCTTCCACTATGTTCTATAACTTTACCATCTTTTTGTTTTAAAGAAAAAATACCTTCACCTTTGTTAAATTCCTTTTCTAATTCTCCAAATGCTACTTCTAGAGCTTGAACTCCAGTTAAATCATTATCTTTCTTTAATAATAGTTCTCGTATTCTACTGAATAATTTGTGCTCTGATTTATTTCTTACAGCAACGGAACTGTTATTAGGGAGATAACCATCCTTATTTCTCTCATTTGGGTTGTTTCCCCAAGCTTGTATTTGGTCAAGAAGTCCTGTAATTCTCTCTTGCCATTCCTTATTAAAATGGATCTCGGTCAGACCTCTAAGCATTTTACTCTGACCAGCGGTAGTCGCAATACCTAATTTATCTGCTCTCTCTGGACTTATACCACGTAGAGATTGTCGAAGTATTTCCTTGCCATATGGTGGTGGATCTCCGCTAAATACATGTTCACTTCTTGCAGCTTCAAACCATTTCTGCTCTTCATCTGCACTTATCCCACCCATCGTTTGCTTCGCTTGTTGGTATAAACCAGCAACATAAATATCATCAACAGGAAGACCCTGTTTTCTTCGCTCTGTTATTTTTTTAGCTATATCTGCTCCAAGAGTAAATCCTTGGACCTCTCTTCTGTCTCGATCAAGCCTCCATTTTTCGTTTATATTTTTCTGAAATTGTGCGAATCTTTTATGAAAAGCACTATCAAATCGCTCCCTACCACCATGCACCATTTGCTTACCTATAGCATCTAATTCAGTTTGTCCGAATTTCATTCTAGATTTCCCACCAGCATGTACGATATATCCAGTTTTTGAAGCCTTATCAAGAATATCCATCGTCCATTTCATATTATCTGCTGTATTACCAGGTAGTATTAATGCTTCAAGTCCACTTGCAAATGGTTTTTTAGTATTAGGGTTTATCTCTAATTGTGTATCTTTTAATGTATCTCCTATATTTGCTTTTAAATCATATACGAATTTATCTGTAAAAACTTCTCTCTCTTTGGAACCTGCTGAATCTTGGAAATGGGCATTGATATCAGATCTTTCTAAATTAAAATGATCTATAATCAACCCTCTACCACTATGTGCTATGAAATCAGTTTGATAAGCTCCAACAAGTCCGTCGAAAGCAGCTTTTTGTAAATAAGAATTATACCTTATTAAAGTTTCTTTATCATCTGAATCAAATCTTGGATCTGATGTTGCTAATCTATTTTTAGCTTCATTGATTTTTGCAAGTTCATTTTTCCTACCTAATGACTGTAGTTTTGCCTCAACCTGGCCTTCTACACCTTTTATATAAGTTGGATCTTTTAATCTATCTGATAATGTATTACTTTGCCTTATAATTGCTCTATAACCTTTTCGAATACCTTCATAAGCATTTTGTGTTTCTGGATCAACCCCTTCTTGTTGAGCCCACCATGCCAAACGTTCACCTTTTTTTAACTGAGAGATTTTACTAAAGTACTCATCTTGTTGTGCTTGGCTTAAAAATCCTAATGCAGCAGTTTTACTTTTAACAAATGTAGCAGCACTTTTTCTTCTTAATTGATCTATTTGTCCTACAGTTTTAACAGCTTTTGGAATTAAATTCATTAATTCTTCTTGCTGTTTCTGCTCAAAAGATTTTCTTGCCTTATCAGCTTCGAGAGATAAAACTTTAGTTTTATAATCACGTAAGTTAGCGTTTTCTATTATCCTTACATTTTCTCTAGCTTGACGGACATTACCACTTAAGATGTTTTCTTGTATATTTTGTTGTATACTACGTGATCTGCTTATTTGATCTTGCTGACTACGTATTTCATCTTTTACCCTCTGCATTCCTTGCAGAGTTATTCTGGTTTGTTGTTCGATGGCAGTTGATTCAGGAACTTTTGTACCTTTAAATCCTCGTCTTTTTCTACCACCACCTCCTGCTTGATAAATTTTAGCCATAATTAAAATAAAGCATTATATGCCATGAATGCAGCTACAGCCCATGGAGCTACTGCTGCGAAAGTTCCTGCCCCTGCCCCTAAAGAAGCCCATCCCGCTTCTGGAGCCATGGCAGCTAAGGTAGCCATAGTACCTACACCAGCAGTTGTTGCCCCAGCAAGGCCCATAGCAGCGTGTCCCATACCTAATGAAGAATCAACCATAGCACCTTCTCTAGGATCAGGAGGAGCTGTTGGAGGTAATGGTGCTATACTTTGTGGTACTGGTAAGTCTTTAGGTTCATAGTTTTCTAAACTTAGTATGTCTCGCCATGTTTCTCCTGTCTTCTCATCAGCTATCATATTAGGATCTAACATAGCCATAGCATTAGCTTTTGCATCTGCTTGATCTTTATCTAGTACAAGTCCTTCTTGATTACGCATACTAGCTTCTACAGCTTGCTCTAAACTTGTAGATAATTGATCTTGAGATAAAGCAAAATCCCTTTCTATATTAGAAATATCCCAATCATTTTTATTTAACGCTAGTCCAGCTTGACCTTGAGCATGGTTAAAGGTAGATTCAAGATGATCAATATCAACATTTGAGCTTAAAATAAGATTATCAATTTCATTCTGAATACTGTCAACATCAAGTTGATCTTGTTGTTGACCTATAGCTAAAGTACTATTAGCTTTTGCTATAGATCTCTTAGCTGAACTTACTGCACTAATATTATCTTCGTTTATTTTCATTTCAGCTAAATGAGCTTTATGTACATTGTTGATTTGTTGACGTCGACTCATAGCTATTTCAGCTTTAGCAGCAGCTTCACCTCTTATCATAGTATTAGCTACGTAAGTATTATACCTACCTAATTCAGCTATAACTGCTTGTTGTGCTTTACCTTTAGATCTTCCAGCTTGACTTAAAGAAGCTTTACCTTGAGCTTTTAATGATTGTATAACACGTTCCTGGCTTTCATGTGCTGATTTAGCTCTTACACTATCTTCATTTCTTCTTATCTTCATCTGTTGATAATCAGACTGTTGCTTGCCCATATCTCTTTGAACTGCTAATGAAGCTAGTTTATACTGATTAGCAACTTGGGAATCTTTTAAAGAACCTACTATTTGACCTTCTGCAAAAGCATGTTCAGCTTTTTTACCAATATTTGATAATTTTGTTTTAGATTCTTTAATATCTAATTGGCCTACTTGATGTGTAGTATTATCAGCAATTTTATCTCCTTTATATTCTATATCAGATTCTGTTTTTTGAAGACCATGTTTTAATGCGATGTCTTCAAAACCTTTAGCACCTACTGCTTCAAAAAATTGATTATTTAATTCTAAGTTAGTATAAGCACCTTCTATCAATTGCTCTTCTAATAAAGCTGTTTCTTCCGCTGCTGCAAAATTATACTCTGCATCGTTTATAGCTAATTGTTCTTTTACAATACTTTGATTTTGTTTGTATGCAGCGTCTTGTTGGTCCCAAGAGAATGCTTGTTGATCTACTCCCAGTTCCCATTGTTGTGTTGCTACTGCATCTTGATGTTCTCTACCTGCAAGTTCATTAGCAACTTGAGCATTATAAGCTTTTAGTTGATGATCAAAGGCATCCCAGTTTACACCAGCTTTTTTTACCTCACCTGTTGTTTCATCAGTAACCCATTGTTGCTCGAAAGTAGGATTATCAGGATCAAGAATCTCTCCTTTCTTATCGCCTTCTGTATGACGCAGAACTTTCATACCCCATAATTGTTCATGAGCTTTTAATTCATGATCATATTTAAGGGCAATTTGAGAGTTCTGGTTATCTAGCATTGCATCGGTTTTACCACTACTCATATTATTCTCCTAAGTGTTTTTTAAATAATTGACGAATTTTCATAGAGACGTATCTCATTTTTTCTGGACCTTGAGTCAACAAAGCCACTAGAGGTACAACTTCATGATGTGTATCTCTCCAAACGTGAGCGTATATCTTATCAGTTTCATCCCCTTGCCCCCATATATTAGCTGCCATCCATGCATTATACATAGACACATGTTGGGAAGTTAAACTATCCCTATGTTTCATAAAAAATGGGTTATAAGGAAGTTCAAGTACTATAAATTCTAGTGAACCTAGAATATCACTTGCAGTCACAGTTTGATCGTTATCATACATATCATCTATGATTCTAGTGATATTCATCAGTTTATTTAAATACTGATAAGCAAACTTGTTTTTTCCAGCTGCCTC